GGGTGAGTGGAAAGATAAACTCGTCGCAAGAAATCCTGGATGGAATGACGTTCTAGCAAAAGCATCAAAAGCACCTGGTTCTAGAGTAAAGAAAATCTAATGACAAGAAGAAAAAGAGGATCTGCAGAGCAACCTATCGGGGTTGGACTCACGGCAAAGCAGATGAAGCGGAAAAAACCGCTTAGTTCAGAATATCTTATTGACATTGATCCACTGACAGAGAATCAAACAAGACTTTTCGATTCTTACAATGATAATAAACACATTGTTGCTTATGGATGTGCTGGTACAGGAAAGACGTTTATTACGCTCTATAATGCACTTCGTGATGTATTAGATGAAAGGACACCTTATGAAAGAATCTACCTTGTACGCTCGCTTGTAGCAACCAGAGAGATCGGATTTTTGCCTGGTTCCCATGAAGATAAGGCAGACATTTACCAGATTCCTTATAAGAATATGGTGAAGTATATGTTCCAAATGCCCTCTGATGCAGATTTTGAGATGCTCTACGGTAATCTCAAATCGCAAGAAACCATCAAGTTCTGGTCTACTTCATTCCTTCGTGGTACTACTCTTGATAATGCAATTGTAATCGTTGACGAATTCCAGAATCTCAACTTCCACGAACTAGACTCCATTATCACCCGTGTTGGTGAAAATACCAAGATTTGTTTCTGTGGTGACTCTTCTCAGTCAGACTTGCAGAAAGCAAATGAAAAGAATGGTATTCATGATTTTATGAACGTGTTGCGTAAAATGCAATCATTTGATATAATTGAATTTGGTGTTGATGATATCGTTCGTTCTGGACTTGTCAAAGAATACATCATCGCAAAAATGGAAGCAGGTTTTTAATTTAATGTTTAATCATGTTGATATTGATCTCCCTGATTTGGAGCGTGAAACCATTGATGGTGTAAGGTACTACAAAGTTCCTGACGAAGAAGAACTCCTCCGACTGGTCTCCATTACTTCGGTGACCAGTCATTTTAATAAGGAAATATTCGTTAACTGGCGTAAAAAATTCGGTAATGAAGAAGCAGATCGGATTACAAAAGCGGCAACAAGTCGTGGAACTGATATGCACACTCTTGTTGAGGATTACCTACATAATCGGAATTTATCTGATGTTCAACCGATTTCTGATTTTCTGTTTAAGATTGCTAAAACAGACCTAAATCGTATAAATAATATTTACGCCTTAGAAGGGTCCCTATATAGTAAGCAACTAGGCATTGCTGGGACTGTTGACTGTATCGCTGAATATGACGGCGAGTTAGCAATAATAGACTTTAAGACTTCTAAAAAACCAAAACCACGCGAGTGGATTGAACACTATTTTGTTCAATGTATGGCATACGGATGTATGTTATATGAACTGACTGGTATTTCAGTCAAAAAACTTGTAATTATCATGGCATGTGAAAATGGAGAATGCGTCGTCTATGAAGAACGAGACAAATCAAAGTACATCAAACTTCTCACCGAATACGTTAGAAAGTTTGTTAGAGATAAACTGGAACTCTATGGAACCAAATAAGGAACTAGAACAAGCAATAGAAAGTAAATTTTTGACACCTTCTAAATTTGCTCTGGAAATCGAAAAAATCGTAGCAGAAGAAAACCTTAATTATATTGACGCAATTGTCCACTATTGCGAGATCAATAATCTTGAGGTAGAATCTGTTACGAAACTCGTTTCAAAACCTCTTAAAGAGAGGTTGAAGTGGGACGCAACACGTCTTAACTTTATGAAGCGGACCTCAAGAGCAAAACTTCCTCTATGATTTCTCGTGATGAATTAATGCACCATCGCCTACAGGCATGGTTGCGTGAAAATAAATGTGATGACTTGGAGTATCTTGGTTTTTACCAGGATACTCTTGGTGTACATAAGCATTGGTATCGCATTGCCGACCATGAAGTTACAGTTGATTGTATTGAAGATCTTGAATTAGTCGATGCTGAAAGTGAGCCCCTTTGAAACCTACCAACACTATCTTTCACTAAAAAATCATTTTACTAATCCAAAGTATGATTTTTTCAAGTACGGTGCTAAGACTCGTGCAAGCGTAACCTCTTTTAATAAGAGGAAAGATAAGTATTGGTTTGAAAAAACTTCGCGTAAATATAGTGATAAGGAAGTCGTAGATTTTCTTGTATCCAATTTCACTGCCACCGATAACCCACAGAACCTATGGATTGGAGAAATTATCAATTCTGGCGAAAGAAACTACGCCGAGTGGATGAAAAGACAGCAGAGTTTGACTTACTTGTTCAAAGAGCAAAGCAACGAATTGTTCTCGGAGAACGAATTAGAGAGTGTTTTCGACTGTTCGAAAGGTCATCCAACCGTTCTTAAAAAGTTCCTGAGCGGGACAATTTCACTAGAGACCCTAGTGATTTACAATAAAATATTCCTGTTTGGGAATAAGTTTGACAAGCAACTTTTGGACCCAGTGTGGGAAACCGTAAGTTTAAAATTAAAGAAGTATACTCCATTCCTAAATATTGATGTGTTCAACTACAAGAAAATTTTGCGGTCTATAATCGATGAGTGAATTTTTTGAGTCTGATATTATTCAGGATGAACTAAAAGAGATCAATAAACTCCAAGAACAAATCTATGGAAGTATATTGACTTTTGGTTCAATGTCTAATGAGACCAAGTTAGAACACATTGAGAAACTCCAAAGCTTGCTAGAAAAGCAGAGAGTGATGTATACTAGGTTATCCCTTTCAGACGACCCAATGGCTGTTGAGATGAAAGAGAACCTACGCAAATCAGTTGCCCTGATGGGTTTCCCACCAGAGACTGATATGTCAGTTTTATTCAATAGTATGAACCAGACAATCGAATCCCTCAAGCAATATCTTGACGATTGAGGGCATCCTTGCTATACTATCCGAGTAAATCCCCCGAATCCAAATTAATCCGAGGTAATCCAAATGTCTTTCGCAGACCTTAAAAAGCAATCTAAGCTTGGCTCCCTGACCGCGAAACTGGTCAAGGAAGTCGAAAAGATGAATAACAACGGTGGTTCCAGCGGCGATGATCGCTTGTGGAAACTGGAATGTGATAAGAGCGGCAACGGTTATGCCGTGATCCGTTTCCTCCCCGCTCCTAATGGTGAGGACCTTCCTTTCGTGAAACTCTACAGTCACGCCTTCCAAGGTCCTGGTGGTTGGTATATTGAGAACTCCCTGACCACTCTTGGTCAGAAGGATCCTGTTTCTGAGTACAACACGATGCTGTGGAACAACGGCACCGATGCTGGTAAGGAAGCAGCACGTAAGCAGAAGCGTAAACTGACCTACATTGCTAACATCTATGTGGTCAAGGATCCTGCTAATCCTGCCAACGAAGGTAAAGTCTTCCTGTTCAAGTTTGGTAAGAAGATCTTCGACAAACTCACTGCTGCTATGCAACCTGAGTTTGAGGACGAGGAAGCAATCGATCCGTTCGATTTCTGGCAAGGTGCTAACTTCAAACTGAAGGCAAAGAACGTTGCTGGTTATCGTAATTATGATTCTTCTGAGTTTGCTCGCCCCGATGCTCTCCTGGACGATGATGATGCCATGGAAGCAGTGTGGAAAAAGCAGTATTCTCTTGCTGAACTCGTTGCTGCTGATCAGTTCAAGGACTACGACTCCCTGAAGAAGCGCCTGGACTATGTGCTGGGTAACAAGGGCACTCCCCGCTATCAGGATCCCGAAGAGTTTGATGAGGAAGAAACCACCCGTGGTTCTACCCGTGAACTCACTGAAGATCTCCGTGATGAACTGAACACTCTTCAACCTACTCGCACCGTTTCCTCTTCCTCTGATGAAGATGAGGATGATGATGCTCTCTCGTACTTCGCACGTCTTGCCGACGAGTGAACTACAACCAAATCTGCCTCACACTTTTAGTTGTGGCAGCATACATTAACTTACTGTTCAAGTGAAATCTAATTACCATATCGATCGAGTAAGTAAATCCGAAGCCGCAGAGTTACTTCTGCGGTTTCATTATCTTAAGGACTTTTCGAAGTCCTTTAAGTCTGGATACAACTACGGTCTGTACGAGAGCAATGATTTCAGTCCACTGAATATCGGCGGTATCAAGGGAGTCTGTATTTTTACTGGACTCCCTGTTCCAGAAATAGCACAAGGAGCATTTGGTTTAGCGAGAAATGAGCAAGAAGGACTCTTTGAACTTTCAAGACTTTGTATACACCCTGAAACCCAGAGAGATGAATACAATATTACATCGTGGTTTGTATCAAGATGCATCAAGCAACTACGCAAAGACACAAGAGTCAGAGCCATCATATCTTACGCTGATAGCGATTTTCATGGCGGCACAATTTATCGCGCTTGTAACTTTAAATATTGTGGGCTTACAGATGTTAAAAAAGATTTCTACTATTCAGACGGCACCAAGCATTCACGTGGCAAAATAAAAGGTGCCGAGGGAGAATGGAAAGAACGCTCCCGCAAGCACCGATACGTTATGATGTTTGATAAGAGTTTAGACTTATTGTGGTAGAGTTACATTTGTATTTGCCGTGGCAATCAAAGTATCATCAATATATTCTGAAGATTCTGAATACAACATCTCAACTCTCATATCATTCAGGAACTGCTGTAGATAGGTTGGTTTTAATAGATAAATCGTTCTCTTCTCATCGTTCTTTCTGGTCTCATACTCATAGTTTGTGATTCCAGTTACAGGATTTAGAGTTGATGTTGGATCAGAAGGATTTGGAATCGTGAAGTTCTTATCAACTACTTTACCAGCAGGAAGGATTAGACGATTCGATGAATCCACAACCTTCGTGGTTTCATAGAATCTAATTTGAGTC